GCAGACGAAACAGCAAGAGTAGAAACTGTACCGGCAGAAGTGCTAATCTCTTTCTTTTCAAGACGCGTATTTGCATTAAAAGAAGTGTATACCTTATTCCCCGAATCGTCTACAAGATTTGCAGCATCTTCTGCGGTTTCAATTGCATCTCCATTCGCATCAGTAAGAATAAGATCGCCGCGCTCGTATGCAACACTATTAATTGTTGCAGAAGCTTGCTGTAAATAGCAGCCCGGCTCAGGAAAGATAAGGTACAAATTATAAGTTTGACCGGACTGAAGAATAACATCACGATCAAGCTCAATAGAAGTTGTGGTACTTCCAGTCGAAGTACGTCCACTAAACTCTACTGCATTGAGCTTTGCGTCTTGAATATTAATTACATCACCAGGACGTAGAAAGCCTGCATTAATAGAAGTTTGAAACTTAACAAGCTCTGTCTCAAGAGTATCAGTAAGTAGATGCCAACGTCCAACACGAAGTGCCTGACCTTCAGAAGTACAACCAAATGCAACTACATCTTTTGAAACAATTCTACCGCTGTCCGCAATATTATCAATGTCATCTACAGTAAGTACGGACTGCTTATAGAGCTCTTCCGGATTGTTCCAAGTAACATTTACCTGATTAATACGCGCACGCTGACCAGTGCTCTCATAAGAGAACATTCCATCTATTACGTTACCCTTTGTAAACGTGTAAACTGGCTCTTTTGGACGATCTTGAACTGCGGTAATTTGCCCGTCAATCCAATACATCATACCGCGAAAAACACTTGCAAGATCTTTCAGAACTTTATATGCTTCTTGCTTGCTCGTAAAGTATACGTTACAAGTAAAGCGAGGCTCGAGACCTCCATTGCCATCGTCTACAAGTTCGTCGCAGTAGCGAGCAATCTGATAAAGAGAATACTTATCAATGTCTGCATCTTGTACAAAGTCACCAATACCATAATCTTTATTAGTAAGAATGTCGTAAAAAATCCACGCAGGATTATTTGTGTAAACAGGCTCATAGTTTGCATGACTAACAGACAAAGAGAGATCACCTCGGAACGTACCGTCCCAAGTTACATACGACCCCGTATCAACGCCTGTTGTTTTATTTCGAGTATATTTTGCTTCGTTTCCGCCTACTTCTTCTCGAGTAATATAGTTACTCGGTACTTTGACTTTCTTTCCACGAATGTGATAAGCACGATTCGGAGGAGTATCAAAATCCTCTGCGGAGAAAGTAACGAGCGCGTAAGCAGAGTTGGGATAGCGGAAAATATTGTTTGTGGATGCCTCAATCGACTTGAGTCGAGTTGCACCAACAAAGTTATATCCTTCGTCGAGCTTAGAAGAGCCAACGTAGTCTTTTGAGTCTTCCGGAGTACGACGACGCAAACGTAGCCGCCACTCGTAGAAAGGCGCATATTGGTCTAAATTGAGGTCAATCTCTGTTACGAAAGAGCTACGAGTAGGGGCCGTAACAATTACGCCTTGTTGAGAATAAGGATAGTCTGTTGCAGGATAACCAGTTTCTCGCTCAGTTCCTGTAAGCCAGGAAGGAGGATTTGAACGTCCATAAATAAGCGCTGTCTCGTAGGAAGTATCTGTAGAGCTGCGCTTATAATCTAAGTGTACCTGAAACTCTGCAACGCCTTGATAAATGTCACCGTCTTTCTGAGCTACGAGCAAGCCTGCGGGAAACTCAAGTGTAAGAGTTACTTTAGAAATTTCCTGCGAGCGTTCGCGAGAAAGCGCAAGCCCTTGAGAATCAAGAGGATTAATCAGAATTTCATTTACAGAATCTTTGTCGTACCACTTAATATCTTGACCGTCACCAACAATAAAACTATCGCTGGGAGCACCATAAAGACTGGCAGCAGCTTGATCGCGTCCGCCTATCTTAAAGTCAAGAGAGACACTGGAAAAGTTTGTAGAATAAGTATTTGCAGCAATTCGTGTTGCGAAAAGCTGTGTACGCACATTCGTAACGGCAAGCGGCACCGCGCGAGAAAGCACAGCAGTGGTAGAATTAGTTACAGAAGAAATTGCGCCTACATAATCAACTGTAATTGCCGCTCCGGAAGAAATATTTGTGGAAAGCTCAGGAGTAACAAGAACTTCAGTGCCTGAACGTACTTGAATAATACGCCCTTGGTACTCCCCCCCGTTCGGACCTGCTCCTGCAATACGAATATATGCGATAGCAGCATAGCCGCCATTTCCAATTGTATGACGAGCAAGAAACATACTCGAAGACGAGGTAATTACTGTATCGCCGGCAAAAAAAGATGCGCTTGTTGTTCCCGAGGCGTCTGCATTCGGAATTCCAATGTAACGACCTACGTCATCATCGCCAAAAGTTCCACTCGTTGCGGTGACTGTGGTACTATTTGTAGAAGTAGTCGTAGAAATAATACGAGCACCGTAGGTGCTTTGCGCAGAGCCGTCTACAGTAGGCGTTTCATTATAGTAAACACTTGCCTGACCGTTTACCAAGCCTTCAATAGGGCCTTCTGAAATAAGGTCATAAATAGCTCCATACTGCTGTCTAAAAATTGATGCCATTGTATATCCCTACTTATTGTGAACGACAAAGCCGTTAACAATGTACGTATCGTCACCGTCTACGTTTAAATTAAAAATAGGAGTCATTTTATAAAGCTTAGATGCCCGAGAAAGTATTTCAGTGCCTGCTTCTGTTACAAGCTCGTCTCCCACTTCGAGGTTTGTTACGTCAAGCCCAGGGTGCATTTCATTTGTAACGCCAGGATTAAAGCTCTTCCAGCCGTCTGTAGTAAGGAAGGGGTGAGTATCCGTTACAAAATGAGAGTGAGAGTTCATTGCATATAGTCGCGCTTTCACACGACTTACATTATTTTCAAGGACTGTGTTTGTACCACTACGGCCCTTTACGGTATCTCCGACTACTACGTCTTGAATTCGTTTCGTGCTTCCATCTGACATTGTAACAAGCGCATCGGGAATAAAACATGCATCTTCCCCGCCTGAGCCAGCAGCGGAAGAAAATAGACTACCGTCACCATTAACATCAGGATAGCTCGGACCAATATTTGCAAAAGGATTTCGTCCAAAAGGAGTCGTGCTATAGTTTATAGAAATAGGAGCACCACCAACAATTAATTCTCCATATGCGACAGGAACAGGAATACCTTGCTTTGCAGTATTTACAGGACCATTAAAGAGGTAACTCTCATTGCTTTCCGCGCTATCAACTTCGGGGCCGGGAGCAAGAAGCTGTGTAATACCTGCGAGCGCAAGGTTTACAGCAACACTCGCTGCAATAAGTCCTGGCGTTGTTAGCCCAACAGGAATAGGCACAGCTCCAGCAGGAGTCATTACGTTTTGTGTAGCAATAAAAGTTTCAGGAAACATCACAAACAGAGCAACAATTGCTGCTGCTGCCAAAAGCTTTGCTCCCCCTGATTTTGCACCCGCAGGAACTTCAGTAATAATAATATCTTCTTTTCCGAGAGAAAGAAAAAGAGTATCTTCAGTTACAAACTCTTCTCCTCGACGAATCTCGTAGCCAATACCACTTTCTGCGGCTTCAACAAGATACTTACGAAATCCAGGAGTCTGACACTCAATCAATTTAAAAATATCAGGAATAGTACGGCATTCGGTTTCCCAATGAGAACCGAACTTTGCAATATCTCCGATTAAATGAACTTTTTGCATCGTATGTATCTCGTTACGTATCTGCCCCAAAACGAATGAAGCGATTCTCTGCATGAAAGCCTATCGACTGCGTGGTGCATAAAAATATCTTCGCCTACATAGACCCCGCAATGATTAGGAATATCTGACATGACACTAAATATAACCATGTCATGTTCTTGCGGCTCTGTTACAGTTATAAACCCAAAACTCTCTTGTAAATCATCAAAATAATTAATTCCTTTTAACCAGAAGTCGTCCTCAAAAGGAATAGTAGGTAAATCAATATTAAGCTGTTTATAATAATCTCTTACAAGAGAATAACAATCATTTTGCCCAAAACTGTACTCTTTTCCTAAAAGCGGTGCTTTTCTCTCTCTCGGCTCATATACAAAAAGCTCACAATCAGGTAGGGAGTATATCCAATAAGGAATACCAAGAAAATCAGATGCTTGCTTATCTGCTTCACTTGGGAGACAAGAGCCGTTAGGATGGCTGTGAACGATTGCATGAATATCTCCCAACAAACTTGCTTTTATGTAATCTTCTGCTGCAATCCGAAACTCTTCATCATTTTCTGCAACATTCTTGCAGGGCATCCATTCTAACTTTCCGCGCTTATTTAATAAAATACCACAACCTTCTCGAGGGTATTCATTTAGTAAATGCTCTATCACTTGTACGTCCTAGAAGCAGGGAATCCTCCAAAAGGAAGCGCAGTCTCTTTTGTCGTAGTAATTTCTACACCACCGCTTCCGTCAGGAGTTGCATGGAAACGCTTGCTGCAAGAGCTGACTCGTTTTCCGCAAGCGTCGCCACGAGTCCAATAATTATTGTAATCAGGAGTACTGTTATGTGACGAAGCATCCTGTGTAAGTGTCTTTACCTTCCAAAGAATATTATTATATAACACATATTCATTATAAGCAGTATCTGTAAAAGCAAGATAATCAGCAGAAGCACTATATGTTTCGTAAATTCGTACGCGCCTCCAAGCAGAAGAAGTATCCGAAGGAGTGCTAGAAGTATCTGACAGACACTGCCAGTAATCATAAACGGTGGCTGAAGGAGTTACATATTCTCCAGAAGAATTCACCTGTGTAAGACCAGTTTTTACAGTTTTATAATAACTTCCAGCGGTTGCAGAACTAGAGAAAGTTGTGAAAGTAAGAGCAGAAGACACAATATATTCGTCTTTCTGATTTACATAAATATAACCGCTGCGATATGCACCTTGAGCGTGCCAGTTACAGCCGCCCACTTTATTTTGCTCAGAGACTGTAGGAGAAGCAGCCTGGTATTTCCAGGGACACCCACCACTTATAATTTGACGGCGAGGAACAGTAATTCCTGCAATGTCAAAAGGAGCTGCTAACTCAAAGGAAACCTGTAAAATATTTTTATCTTTAATACGATCAATTACATATGTAGTCTTCGGATACTCGACAGGAGCATTTCCTGCTCCTGAGTCTCCGCTTTCTCCTACAAGATACTTTTTGAGTGTAAGGCGTCGGGTAATTCGACGACCAATTAGTTCTTCATAATCTATGCCAATTGCATCAGAAAAGGTGCTCTCAATATTTGCAACAGTTAGAATGGGTCGAGAGTAGGATCCGTCAGAAGAAATGTCAAACCCTTCGGCAGCAATCGGAAGCGATACATAAGTTTGTGCTGTACCAGAGGAGTCCCGAAACTGAATTGTTCCAGAATCATAATTAGAAGTAAAATAAGCAAAAGAGCCGTCTGCATACTCTAAATCAAAAAGAGTAATTAGCTCGGATCCCAAGTCTTGCTTTTGTACTACTTCTATAATCTCACTCATGGCTCATAAACTCTACGAAATACTGCATTACAAGAATAAAAACTATCATTCATATATGCAATCGAATAATCTTCACAAACAACTCGAATTGTTGTTTCTCCGCCCACTCCATTTGTGTCAGGGTAAGTAAAGGCAAAACTTGTTACGCCCTTTTTGCTATCAAAGAAAGCTACAATATCATCAATCTCTGCTTTTTCTCGATTATTAAAAGTAACAGTATAGCTTTCATCAAGATTGTTAATGCCTTGTGCGGTACGTTGTTCGTACCCATCTCCAAAAGCTGCTCGAAAGACTTTCGGCTTTGTAGCTCTACGAAGAGACTTATCAGGAATTCTATTTGTTGCTGTTAAGTCTACAAATCCAATTGCCATTATGCTGCTCCATACGGGCTAAGAATACCTCCAGGACGTTTCTGCCGCTGAAGCTCTTCTTGCACTGCGGCGGAAATAAGTTTTCCAAGTTGTCCTGCCTGTTGATTGTCCATTTGAGTATTTGTTTGTGCATTTCCGTTTTGATCAACTGCAACATTTACAG